TTAGGCAAACAAGCACTACAAATAGTAAAATCACAACGTAAAAGAAAGAAAAAACATAAACCAATTTTTAATTCCAATACAATAGAATTTGATCCTAGATTTATTGATTTTCAAAAAGGCAACCATTTTGACTTGTTTATCAGGTTAACATCTATTGGTAATAAAATAAGTTTAAAACTTCCTGCCAATCGACATAGACATTTCAATAGATTCAATTCTAATAATTGGAATTTAAAGAAATCTGTTCGATTGAGGAAAATTGACGGGAAATATTTTATTGATTGTTATTTTAGCAAAGAAAAGAGTGAATTAAGAATAGAAGGTAAATTGAAAGCAATTGATGTTGGTTATAAAAAGTTGATTGTTAGTTCAGATAAAGAATTTATTGGTGATTGTAAAATATACGAAAAAATAGCTAGAAAGAAACAAGGGTCAAAAGCCTTTAAACGTGCATTAATTGAAAGAGATGAAATTATTAACACATCATGCAAACAACTTAATTTATATGATGTTAAATGTTTGATTGTTGAAGATTTGAAAAATGTAAAACATAATACTAAAGGAAAAACAAGTAAAAAATTTGCGAACAAAGTACAAAGATGGTTATATCCAAAGGTTTTGAATAAACTATCTATGATTTGTGATGAATCTGGAATAGAAATGATAAAAATTAATCCGGCATTCACATCACAAACTTGTAGTTCGTGTGGTTTTGTAGATAAAAATTCTCGCAAAGGTGGAGATTTTAAATGTACAAAATGTAATTATTCAGAAGATGCTGATTATAATGCATCATTGAATATATTATACATAGGAGAATATGGTCTCTATGCCTAAAACAACATTTTTATATAAAAATGTAACTATTGTCTTGTTCATAGATATCTTATTATGACTGATAATGAACGCATATTAATACCTTATATTTCACAGATGTAATTATTCAGAAGATGCTGATTATAATGCATCATTGAATATATTACACATAGGAGAATATGGTCTCTATGCCTAAAACAACATGTTTATATAAAAATGTAACTATTCAAAAATATTACCAAACACAAACCACAAAAGAAAACACCACAAAGGATATAAGTGTGATAAAAATTTCGGATTATGATGTATATTGCGCATTTAGACGTGCTCAGGCGAATGCCGCTGGTCGTGGATATCGATTGCCACAGGATTGGGGGTCTTTCAAAGAAAAAATGGCCAAACAGAATAGTGAATGGTTATATAAAGCTACGGTTTATTTTAATACAACATATTCCAATATAGATCTTGATGGATTTATGTCATGTGGTTTTGAATTATGGAAAGGATTCACATATAAACATTTCTGTGATAGACGTGTACTTGAATTATATATACAAAAAGACAAGATTAAGAAACGCAAATTAGAATCAACCCATGTCGAAATTACAAATTCATTTAAATTTATAGAAGAATATCTTACTAATAAACCACATAGATCAGGATATTCACAACTACAGAATTTTTGTAAATTTCGTGAAGGTGAAGTAAGAAATATCATAAGTATATATAATCGAGGAAAAATAGATACGATGACTATTATGTATTGTCTTGTTCATAGATATCTTATTATGACTGATGATGAACGCACGTTAATGCCTTATATTTCACAGAGATATAGAGAATTGAGTGAAAATTTAAAATCTGTCATGGAATTTATTAAAGAAGAAGAATTGAAATTGAATGAATAATATACTATAAACGCTGGAGGAGAGTCAAAATGAGTACTAATATAGAAAATAAACCATATCTTGAAGAACCAAAAGAAAATGTTGAGACAACTAAGGAACAATTAATTTATGGTGGTGGTGAAACATTACAGGAAGTACAAAAGAACCGAAAGAAAAAACAATCATTAAATGAATAAATGAGATATATAAAAAATAAAAATGCCATATAGTTTACAAATGAGAAAAATAACAGTATAATTCAGTAATAACAATGTGTCTTAGGCACAAATAAAATACAGTAACTACAGTTATAACAGTTATGACAGTTACTACAGGAGAAACAAATGTCTAAATGGTTAAAGAAAGATTCGTATGAAATGTTTGCTGATAAAAAGTCAAAAGAAGTAGAAAAGAATTCTGCTGCTGTTGGTGGTGGTGGATTCTATAAAAAATGGAAAAATCCTCAAATGGGAACAACGGAAAAGGCAAAAGAATATAAAGTTCGTTTATTGCCTGATGTTGAATCTGGTTTCTATAAAGATTATCTATATCACGGGTTTATGTCTGGTGAGATTTTTCATTATTTCCTTTGTGAAAAATCATTTGGTATGGATCATTTTTGTCCTTGGTGTGAAGCAACGAAAATGTTGTATCAGGGAAATGAGTCTGATAAACGTAAAGCTAATGATTATAAACGCAAACAACGTTTTGTATCCAATATTTTTATCGCTGAAGATCCCCGTGATGTAGAAGTAAAGGATGATAAATACAAAGTTGGGGGAACTTTACGTTTGTATGAATTCCCTGCAACAGTTGAATCAAAAATCAAGAATGAAATTACTGATACTGACCAAGGGTATGGTATGTCAATTTTTGAACCTGAAAGCGGTTATGATTTTATTTTGAAGGTTAAAGCTAAACCAAAAGATAAGAATGGTAAGGAATGGCCTGATTATGGAGATTCAATGTTTGCTCGTAGGCCATCACCCATTGCTGATACTGAGGATGATATTGAAAAACTAATGGGTGAACGTGTGAATCTTGATGAATATATTAAGTCATTAAAATTGTCTATGGAAGATCACGAAAAACTTCTTAAAGCAGAGATGTTATGGGATGATATTGGTAATACTTTTGATAAAATTTGGAAGGGTAAAACCACACCAACAATCGATCCTGTGGCTGCTCTTGAGGAAACCGTTGTTCAGCCTGAATCAACACGTACCCAAATAGGTAATGATATCGGTCAAGAAACACCAAATGATGAAACATCAACAATTAGTGTGGATGAGACTGATGCTCTTTTAGAAGAATTACAAGATCTATAATTATTTTTTGTTAATTTTATAAAAATACGGTTTCTTATGTATAAATAATAAGGAACCGTATTTATTTACATAATCTCAACGGAAGGATTTAATGGGCAAAATTGATAATATAGTAGATTATTATCTCAACGAAGAAGGATTGGCTGAACAAATTCAATTTTTTCTTAATGAGACACCTAAAGGATGGACAAAAGATACTATTGAGAAATTTGCGAAAACTCTTGGCAAGGAGAGTGCTACCGATAAAGGATTTTTTGATGTGTGTGTTACCAGAATGAAGAAACATGATATAAAAGATCCAGAAGGATTTTGTGCAGATCTAAAAGATAAAGTGTTTGGTCACACAAAATGGCGTTCACCTAAATGGAGAAAAGAACACGAAAAATAAAAAAGTTTTCGGGAAGAGGTGAAATTTTGCATTATACAGATGAAAATATAATAGATTATGTGTCTGCATTTGTTGACAACGACTTGAGATCATACCAGATAGATTTCCTTAAAAGTTTGTCAAAAGAGAATATACCATTAAAAATAAATAAAGATCACTTCAAGAACGAAGAAGAATTATTCGAGGTATAAATTATGGACAAAGGAATATAACTGAAAGGGGTAAATTGTGGAAGTTAAAAATTATGTGAAAAATTGTGAAGTACGATTTATTTTTTATCGGGATGGACAATTGTGGTATGAGGTCATTGGTGGACCAACAGCACTAAATTTTCCAGTACCTATAAGTGATGTAGGTAATGCCACATTTAATTGTGAAGATAAGGCATTATTGTTTATGAGATATATCAGAAAACATATTGAATTCTTGGATAAAAATATTAAATTTGAATGTGAATATTGTAAGGATTCTGGTTTGATGCATTTCAATGGTAGTCCGTCTAGTACATTGATGGGTCCATGTGAATTCTGTAACAAAGGAAAGGAAATTGTCAAGTAAGAGTGGAAAGGGTTCATCATGGGAACGTGAAATAGCCAAAACACTCACCAAATGGTTGACTGGTAACGAAAAACCTTATGTCTGGTGGAGAATGCCTGGAAGTGGTTCTATTGCAACATTATCTGAAGAGAATAAAGAATTATCTGGTGATATCATGCCATTACGACCAGAAGGTATATTTTTAACAGATAAATATAGTATCGAAGCAAAAACAGGATATCCAAATAGTAGTTTCCATAAACATCTCAAAGATGTAAAGAACGATGAAATACGTTTATTTTGGGAACAATGTGTTAATGATGCTGTGCGTGCTAATAAAAGACCGATGTTGATATATAAAAAGAAACAATATAATTCCCTTATTGGTATATCAGAAATTAGCGGAAAATTAAAACATAAATTGAAGAACTTGCCTTCATTAACTATGACATGGGGAAATCATTATGATCTACCTATTTGTCATTTTTTTGATATGGAAGAATTTCTAAATACTATTACACCAGAGGATATTAAAAGTATATGAATTTAAGTTTAACAAAAGATGAATTCCACGAAACAATAATGTTGTATCTTATAGATATTGCTAAAAAAAACAAGTCACAATTAAAAGAAGATGGGACAATTGTATATTCACCTGAATTTGATGATTTTTTGAGACATATCATATCAAAACCGTTGGGTAATTTGAAAACTACATATTATCGTCAAGATACTAAAACTAAATTATCTTTTAAAAGAATGTCAAAAAATATTGAAGATAGGGACGAAGTGAGGTTAATTATATGAGTCAAATACATGTTGATCCATATGAATTTGCTGATATTGTACTGAATTTTTTATTAGAGGCTGTTCGTGATGAAGAATTTCTTGAAGGCAATCCAAGATTTAAAGATGTCGTGGAACATCTCAACAAAAAAGGATTAAAAACAAAACTTTTACAAAAATATCTTATGATGGATGTTGAAACTAGAATTAAATATAAAAGAATAAAAGATGTTTTTAGGGGTGGTAGTACAGTTAGGATAAATATAGGACAAGATAAACAAATTAAAGAAGAAAATGAAAATGAAAATGAATTTGACCGTGAATTATGTAAGAGAATTTTCAGAAAGGTCAAAGAAGTTCGTTTTAAAACTTCAAAACCGATAACAGAAGAAAGATTAAATAAAATAATTGATTATTGTATAAAGGAACAGGAGGAACAAAATGGGTGAATTTACAACAGGGTCAGGTGATACACATAACCCCGAAAATGTGACGATGAGTGGAGAAACAGGAACCGAGGAAGCTCCTGTTGGATTTGATACAGATGTAAAAGATGTGAGATCTGATGATATTGTGAGACAAGGTAAAGATGAATTTCCTTGTTTTGATGTTGATCATGGTGAATTTTATCAGAATATGCAAGATGGTCGTAGACGTTTGCGATTTAAATCTGGAACTGGTGCTCAAAAATATATGTCACAAACAAAATACAATCGTGCTTTCTATATTAGACATACTGATGCTGCTGGCAAAAAGTTTGTACGTAGAATAAAATAAGTTTACATATATGGTATAATTCTGTATAATTTCTTCTATAAACTAATTAGGAGAAAAATTTTATGAAAACCGTATGTTTCGATGTAAGCAATTTAGCCATTAGGAATCTTTTTGGTCCTGATGTTCTTATTCTCGACCCCAAAGATAAAAAAAATGTATTAGATACAAATTATGACCTCTTGAAATATAGAATGTTTGATTCAATTTATAAATCTTTGTTCAAAGTTCAAGGGGTGCGTGAAGTTGTACTCGCTATGGATGATAGACGTTCATGGCGAAAACTTTACTGGAAAAAATACAAAGCTAATCGTAAAGAATCTAGAGAAAGACTGAATCTTGATTGGAATGCATATTTTACTATGTATGATGAGTTTATGGAAGATATAAAACAACATCTTCCATTTAAGGTTATTAAAGCTAATGATGCAGAAGCCGATGATGTTATTGGTGTATTAGTTCATGAAAAACCTCAAGAATTCTATATTATTTCAACAGATAAAGATTTTTTACAACTTAGTTCCCCTAGAGTTAAAATTTTCAATCCCCTTAAAAAAGTCCATGTTGAACACCCCAATCCAGAATTATTTTTAGTTGAAGAAAGTATGTGTGGACAATCCAAGGATAATATTTATAATATAAAGACTCCGTTGGATTATCCTGATGGTAAGAGGAAACCTGGATTTGGACCAAAGGCTTTTGAAAAGGTTCTTGCTTTTGGTTGGGAGAAATGGTTAGATGAAAATGATCTAAGAGAACGTTATGAATTTAATCGGAATCTTATGGATATGGCTCGTATTCCAAAGGAAATCAAACGTAGGATTTTTCGGGAATATGACGGTTACAAACAACCCGATCCTAATAATATCTATACTTTCATTAAAAAACATGGATGGCCTGAATATTTGGACAATTTCACTAATATAGAAAATAAAATAATGGAATTATATTAGTTTACAATCCGTATTAATTTTGGTACTATATCAATAGTTGATACAAACCTTTAACCCAAACAGAAGGAATATTTTTATGAACGATTATGAAGCCACATATAAGGTGGTTCATCCAAATTGGAATCAATCACTTCCTGACATCTTTGATACATTTGAAGATGCATTTGAAGCACAACAGAAATGGGATAAGACAGCCACCATTGAACAAATTAATGGTGACTCTGTAAATGTAATATGGGAACCGTATTACGAGACTTTTGTGACAAATATCTATTTTAGATAAATAAAATCACCCACTAAGTTGAAAATTAGGGGCAACACAGCCCCTAATTTTTTTATATTGTTTATATCAAATATGTAATAAAATACTATAAAAGGAGGAATATATGCCTAGAAAAGATGGAACAGGACCAAATGGGTCTGGAGCAAAAACTGGTCGAGGTAATGGAAATTGTAATACTCAACCACCAAAAACTGGAAATGGAAATGGAAATGGAAATGGAAATGGAAATGGAAATGGAAATGGAAATGGAAATGGTCGGCGAGGTCGTAAATAATAAAGGAGGAAATTGTGGATAAAGAAGTATATGTCAATATGTTTGCGAACATGGCTAGTCAAATTTATGATGTTATGTTCGAAGGAAATATGATGTCAGTAAAAATTGTATATACCGATGACTATAATGGCGGTATGGATAATAAAAAAATGGAATATGCCCATCCCGGTGATTCGGGTTTTGATTTGAGAGCACAAAATAATGAAACCGGTCTATATGATATTGCACCTGGTGGTACAATTATAATTCCGGTTGGTATTAAAGTATCAATTCCAAAGGGAACTGAACTTCAAGTTAGAACACGTTCAGGGTCACCACTTAAAAAAGGATTTGTTGTGGCTAATTCTCCAGGCACAGTTGATTCTTCGTATACTGGTATAATTGGGGTAATTTGTCATAATATAACTGATACATTAATTACGATTGAATCTGGTGAAAGAATTGCTCAAGGTGTGATTTGTCCAGTTTTCCAAGTTAATTTCATTGAGGTAGCAGAACTTGATGATACAGAAAGAGGGGACGGTGCATATAATTCAACAGGTGTCACTTAAAATATGGCATGGCGAAAAATGTAAACATAGAGATGAATTTCAATAAAATGTGAGGTAAATTATGGTTAAAATTGATGGACATAAAATTCAGGAAGTAAAAGATTATTTTAATAGATTGGCTGAACATGAGATTGATAATGCTAAGTCTGATGGTATAGAATTTAAAGAAGATGATATTATTGCTATAAAAAATAAACATACATACAATGCTGAAAGTAGAATTTCTCAAATTTTTGAACTTGGTCCCAAAAAATTATTTAAAATGGGATTAGCTCTTGATCCACATGGTTGGCGTGAAGGGTATACAAAACCATCATTAAAAATGAGAGTCCAAAAAAGACGTGATAGGAAAAAATTCACCAAAAAGACTCGTAAAGCACAACGAAGAATGAAATAAAATATGTATCTAAAAGTAACGTATGAACAAACAAAAAAATCTTTTGAAAATGAAGATTATATATTACTTTCTAAAGAATATGTTAATAACAAAACAAAATTAAATTTTATATGTCCTCAAGGACATAAACACAGCATAACTTGGAGTAAATGGATACAAGGACAAAGATGTGTTTTTTGTAGAAAAGAGGAAAAGAAAAAATCATTTCGTGAGATTAAACAATGTTTTAAAAGTGAAAATTATGAATTAATTTCCACGGATTATATAAATGCACATTCTAAATTAGATTTTATTTGTCCCCGTGGACATAAACATAATATAAATTGGAATGATTGGCAACAAGGACAAAGATGTGGTAA